AACGCATCAACAAGATCAGCCGCAGTCAGCGTAAGGATAGCCAGGGCAAGAGCCTTAGCTTTATCAACTGCTTCATAGTCGACGTTAGTAAGCATGTCCAGGAAGCCCTTGATGGAGTCTCCGAACGCACTCAACCGATCAGCCAGAGTTACAGTTTTCTCAGCTTTCTCTGCAGGATCTTCACCGCCATTCATCAGACCATCCAGGAAATTATGAATGATCCTTCCGAACACGCCAGCGCCGTTCTCGATGGCCGCTCCAGCAGCTCCGTCACCAATGCTGGCTACTTCTCCAAGAGCTCCTAAGCACAATACCATAGCGCCGAAAAATACCATTGCGTTCCCAGCTGCTGTAACACCAGCTTTGAAGTCGATCTTAGACAGCATGGTTATAGCGGGACCCATCAACGCGAAAGTCAGCATGATAGCCGACACGCCGAGGGCCGATTTGAGCATAGCATCGGTGTCTTTAATCTGAGTTGTCATCAAATATAAAGCACCGCCGACTAAGCCAAGCACTAACGCTAAAGCAACGATTGTCTTGGCAATACCGCCCCAGCTTACCTGACTAACTTGGACCAGAGCTTCCGTTACGGTCTTCAATACTCCCTTAAGAGCATTAGAAGAAGCCAACAGTGCAGACCAAGGAATTGTGCTCAGAAGTTTAAGCGACACAGCAATGATGCCGATCGCAATACCCATTCCAAGAAATCCCTTAGCTCCGCCCTGAGCCTGTTTAGCTGCGTTAGCCATCATGTTAAGAAATACATAAACAGCAAGACCGCCCTTAATAAGGGTCTTTGCGTCCATTCCAGACAATATCTTAATTGACGGAATAAGAAGCAAGAGACCTAATGACAGACCCATAAAGGCACCAAATGATCCCTCAGCTTTACCAGCTCTTTTAGCAGCTTTGGCCAAAATATTAACAAACGCAAAGACTGCCACTCCGCCTTTGATAAGCGTATGGGCGTCCATTCCTGCTAGCAACTTAATCGAAGGAATAAGCATTAGCAGCGCAGCACTCAAGCCGACGAAGGCAATGCCAGCACCTTTTCCAACGTCCTTTGCCGATTTAGCCGCCCGAACAACCATTCCAGTGAACACGACTAATGCCAGGCCACCTTTAATAAGATCAGTTACGCTCATCGCTGCAAATATCTTCGCTGCGACGGCGACCAGCGCTAAGCCAGCGCCAAGCCCAATGAAGGCCATACCGATAGCTTTCATCTTTTCTTCAGGAATCTTCTGATAAGCTAAAAGCTCGATAGTACCGAACATTACGACAAATGCGCCTGCGATCGTACCAACAGCAGAAGCAAATCTATCTGCAGGAATCTCAGCAATAAGCCAGATCGAACCTGCAATGATAGCAATGGCTGCTGCGATCTTAAGGAAACCGTTAAACTTGTCGACTGCCGTAGTAGCAACCTGTCCTCCGTTAAGGAAGAACTTTCCAAGTCCTTTCAGAGCAAACGACGCAGACTTACCGACCTTGGACCATCTGAATGCAAACAGTGCCACGGAGCCGATAAGAGCCGTGATTGCGCCACCTCTGAAATCGATCTGAGAAAGCTTGCCCCAAACGTTAGCAATAAACTGACCGATTGTTCCCTCGCCTTCAAGTACCAGCTTCTTAAAGTCATCAAATATAGACTTAAGATTGTCTACAAGACCCTGGAAAGGACCGAAATCAACATGGCTTAGTATGTCAAATCCGTCCTTAAGCTTCTCCATAATATCGTGGAAGAGATTGGAGAAGTTACCGGTTAGGACATCCTTAAAGTTGTTGAAGGCAACGACTAAGAACTGGAAGCTGTTAGGAAGATCCTTAAGCTCGGGAAGTTTGCCGTTCTTCTGGAGGGATTCAAAGACCGTAGCAATAAGCTCAGGAATATCTTTGATCGCAAGCTTGAACTTGACAAACAGGTTCGTAAACGCCTGCCAGGTTTTGGATTTCTTTGCAGCGTTATAGAGAGCATCGAGAGCATTGGCACCCTTAATCGCATACAAAACGAAGGCGTCAAAAGCTCTCTGGATGATAGGTCCAAATAACTCTTTAAGATGCTCTGCGGCCTTAGCTACTCTGTCCATCGCCGGAGCGAAAAGATCAGTGTAGGCCTTGGCTTGCTTAAGTTGATCCTTATAACCTTTGAGCTCGGCTTTGAACGACTCAAATGCTTCTGCGATGTTCTTTACGATACTAAGATTCTTAAGCGTATTCCAAAGAAGCTTTGCGTAATCAACCACAGTGTTAATAGCAGCCGCAACAAGGTTTAAGCTGACCAACAATACGCCGCCAGCAATCGCCGCAACAGCCTTTAATACTGTAAGAAGAACTTTAAATATGCCGGTAGGATCCATTCCCTTTAGAGGCTCAAGGAGATCATTAAGTGCTTTTTTGACCTTTCCCATAACCGAAGCTATGTTATAGAGAAGCCCCTTCAATGGCGTTAAAGAAACACCAAACCTATCGCCAATTCTCCAAATAGCGGTACCAAGACCAGTTATAAAAGAAGTGAGCGACTTAAATTTCCCAGCCCACGACGTAAATTCGTAGATCTTTCCTGCAATACCGCCAAGAATATCAAGTACAAACTTAAATCCAGCTTTAAGAGCGTCTAGTATGAAAGCTCCCTTGCCCAAAGCTGACCATATAGCTCCAAATCCTTTACCAACTAACGCGGTAACAGACCTAACAGCAAGTAATATCTTTACAAGATTGCCTACTACTCCACCAGCCTCTTCGGTAGATTCTGTGAGCTGACCGACGGCGTTTGCTTGATTCTCGGCAAGCTGGGCATTTTCTTCAAGAACATCACCGACTTTAATTCCTACGGCTTCGTTATCCGACATTACAGTCTCATAACGTTTTTCGCATCCAAGAAGTTCATTTACAGCATTCTGAAGATTTTCAAACGCGTATCCAGCTTCATGAAGGCGATCAATTCTCTCTTGACCATTACCCCATTCGCCTCGAATGATCTCTTGTACGATCTCATTAAACTTCTCTGCGCGATCAGCTACTTCTGTTACCGCTTCTGCGGTCTCTTCAACTTTGTCAGTAACCTTCTCTACTTCTTCTTTTACCGGTCGTATCTTTTCTGTTGCCGCATTGAATCCCTCCGCTATTTTTACAAGAGGAGTAGCATCAATGCTGCTAAATATAGGACCTACGGCAGAACCGATCTTCTCTACGTAAAACTTTACGGTTTCCCAAATATTCGCAAAAGCAGAGAAAAGCTCGTTTCGGCCGCCAAGATCATGCCAAGACTTGAAGAAATCGTTACGCCATTTGTTAAATCCGGACGTCATCCAGTTAAGGCCGTTAAGAATACCGGTCCAAAGCTGTTTTGATTCTTCGTAGTCACCGAAAATATAACGCCAAGTCTTAGACCAGGATGTCTTCTGTGACTCAGCGAACACACTCATCATCTGAGTGAAACTGTTAACTTCGGTAGCTGCCTGATAAGCCTTAGCGCCTATCGGGTCCATCTCGTTGGCATATTTTCCCAAAGTCTTAATCAAGACTTCAGAAGTCATCCACTGCTGCTGCAATGAATCTTCAAACTTGCTACTTGCGTTGAAGGCTTCTTCGGTTGCTTTCTTACCGGAGTACGTTGAAGAAATATAACGATCGCCAACCTTAGTAAGCGTTCCGAGCTCTTCGGCTGTCTGAATCAGCTGTTCTTTGAACTCGATCGTGCCCATGTTGGCATTGTTAATAGATTTCCAGTCGATCAGCTTAACAACGCCAGTACCAAGAGCCTGACCAAAGTTATACATCGCAGACGCAGCGTTCTGAGCACTTGCACCAGCCGAAGCTGCAACGTTTGAAATACCCTTAATTGCTGTTACTGAGTCCTCAAGACTGACACCGGCGTTAGTGAACTTACCGATGTTGGCGGTCATGTCGTTGAATGAATATATCGTCTTATCAGAGTAATTATTCAACTCATCAAGGGCTTTGTTAACAGCATCAAGTGTAACAGGAAGTCCTTCAGCGTCCTTAGCCGAGTTCTTTAACTGCTTTGTCGCAGATATAAAGGACTCGTAAGTCTGCATACCGCCTCTGGGAGCCTCAGTAAGCGTATCCATAAGCTGCTTACCAAGCCCCATCGCAGCATTAGTAAGATTCTGCATCACGGTCATGCCAACGATGCCGAGATTTGAGAATCTTGCGTTTAGCTTGTCGATACCGTCCGCAATGTGGCTGAGATCCAGATTGCTGATGCCTTTGGTAAGATTGTTTAGTCCCTTACCGGCGTCTTCCATCTGGGAGGCGTCTTTAAGCTGCTTGAGACTGCTTATGCTCTTAGAGACTTTCTGCTCGAAGTCAGCGTTGTTAAATTGCATTTCAACTATCCGCTGGTCAACTTCTTTGCTCATAGCTTAGACACCTCCTTCCACAGTTCATTAGTTAGCTCGTCCATGATCGGCCTGATTGCCGGTTTAATGTAATCTTTTCCCGGTACGTAGCCGCCGGTTGGAGTTCCATGACCATACTGAATCAACAGAGCAATAGGAACGCCCTGATTTGTATTCGAGTTGGTCCATGTGAGTGTTGCACTGCCCGGAGCAATTGTAACCTCGTAACCCCAACTAGCGGCTGTCTTACCAGTATCAACAGGAGTAGCTTTCGAGAGGGCGTCTACTCCAAGTTGTCCGTACTTGTTTAGGATCGACCTCAGGTCCTGCTTCATTAATCTCTTCAGGAACGTATCGGTTTTCGATAGATCGCCTCTAGTCCTGTACGAAATAATTGAAGGTGGCATAGTCTCATCCTTTCGTACCTAAAGCAGCGCATCTCTTTCTGTTAAGCTCGGCCATCTGTTTAGCTTGAGCAGCCTTGTCAGCTTTAGTAGGCTTAGAATTCTTCTTAGAGAATATCTTGATGAGCATTAACAGTCTGTTAATGTGCCACTTCTCAACTTCCATAGGGATGCCGTAAGTGAACATCCAATAGTAAATAAGTTCTGACGAAATCGGTTCGTGATAACCTGGGTTTCCGAAGAAAGTAACCGAAGATGCAGTCATTGGATCTTCCATGTACTTGACGATGTCTTGTAAGTTTTCTTGACTAAGGGCATAGTAACAAAACGGATTAACATCTTTATTGATCGTCATGCAACGGATGTAATCCAGGAACTCCATCGGGGTCTTGTCTTTGGTCTCAAGGAACATCTTGTGCCACTTTGACTCCCATTTTGAAATCGAAACCAACGAATGCTCGATGATGATCGTCTGTGGCTTAACGATGATGAACTCATTATTCCGTTCGTCCCACATCTCGGTGGCTTCAATCCTTATGGGCTTTGGCATGACGATCAGCCTTTCGTAAGCGCGATCATGCTGCCATCACCGGTAGGCTGAGACAGATTCTTAGGAAGAATGCCAGTGCAGAAGTTAGCTGCAGCGTCTGAATCGCCGACAAGCTCCATGATCAGGGAGTTGTAAGCAAGGCACTGCGTGAACTTCCGGAGCTGCTCAGGGCTCTTATCGAAGTATTTACCGTCCGCAGACTTAACACCGTAAGAAGCCTTTACGATCTTCTCGAAATACTGCCAGAGTTTAGGCATGTCCTTCTCCTGAATGATCTGCTCAAGCATGGCCTGCATACCGCCCTCAGTGGTCATGTCCATCTCAAGAAGCTCAGCCTCCGTAAGATTGAAATAGAAAGTCTCTTCTCTCTCATTACCATCGAAATCGTTGTACTTAATAACCTTTTTAAGCATGTGTCTATCTCCTTTCTAAAAATATAAAGGCCCCAGATCTTGTCCAGGGCCTCTACGGATCAGTATGAAGTTGTCAAGCAGCCGCTTCCCACTTGCCAGTCTGGCTGTTGTACTGCAGGCCAAGAGTGGTGAATACAGTAGCAGGAGCCGGAAGGGTTGCCTCAGCGTTCTCGCCGCCATAAAGCAGAGTCTCAAGATCTTCAAGCTTAGCCTTGGCAACGAGAGTGCTGTCGATCGTGATGCAGGCAGCGTTCTTGTAGCCCTGGATAGCCACAGGAGTTGTGGTCATCTCGAAGGAGAAGGAACCTGCCTCAGGGCTGTCGTTAACGGTGTTGTAACTCTTCTCGGAAGGAGAAGCTGTAGCACCGTAAACCAGATGCAGCTTATAGCCGTAGTCATTGCCCTTAAGATCGTTACCGATGATAGTTCTGTAGGACAGGCCGAAAGTCTGTCTTGTCTGCTGACCGATAACAATGCCGGTACCGACGATCGCTTCGCCGTTGCATTCGGAGAATTCCTGAGGATAGGTGTAGCACTCAATGGTAGCGCCGAATTCCTCTGCGGATCTCAGGTCAAGATACTTAATGTTATCTGCATAGATCGGGTTGGAATCTGCTCCGGAAGGAGACTCGTTGATTGCCGTTACGCCGTTCCATGCGACGCCGCCAGTGTAAACGCCCTGATCGTTGGGCCTGTAAAGAACAACGTGGTCTACACCAGTTTCATAGAGATGCTTACCAGCTTCATCCCATGTAATTCTAGCCATAGTTTTACCTCCTTAGGTAAAGATCGTGAAATTAGAGTGATGTAAATTATCTTTAACAAAGGGCTGACCTTCCGAGCCGTACTCGAAGTTACTTAGGAACGTATCGAACAGCGGAAAGTCAGGATCCTTTGAGATGATTTGCACAGAGTACGGATACCAATTGATGTATCTGATGTTGTCCGCTCTTCTGTTAGAGACGGCATCTCTTTTGTACACTATGCAGGGATAGTTCATGTGAATGTCGGACGGGGGATCGAAGTATACGTTGCGTGATCCCAGAAGAGTACAGAATTTCTCATGAAGAGCTAAGCGATTCCGTTCCCGCATTGTAAAGCCCTCCTATCTCAAGCACAACTCTGGGCGGGCGAAGGGTCGCAGTAGGTACGGCCCACTCAAGTCCCCGCCATTTAACGCAACGAATGTTGGTCCAATTAAGTAGTGCAAAGGAGTCTGCGATGATCTCAAGCTGATTGTTAACCCGCTTGTCGTCGTTTACTTTGTCACCGGGAGTCCACTTAGATTCGATTCGCTTCCATTCCCCCATGTACGGCTTAACGACCTTATACTCCCTCCAAACTCCGGGAGCGTTTGGATCCTCCTGTTGTATGACAAACGTAATGTCGTCGTAATACCTCATCTTAGACTCCTTTTACTACCATTTTGAACTATCTCAGGCCGTAGCCTTGGTCAGCCTGATCGCGCTGAAAGGCTTGGTCAGAGCACCGGAGCATCTGGTCTCAATCAGATACTTCATCTGGTTGACATCGATGTCAAAGTCGTCGAACAGAGCAACTGCGCCGCCCTTGTCAGCACCATAGCTGTAGTCAGTAGGATTGACAATGATGCCAAGAAGCTCAACGCCGGTCTCCTGATCGAAGTCGGTAGTATCGACGTGGAAGCCTTCCATAACCTCAACGGTGATGATCCTGGAGACACGAAGTCTGGTGCAAAGCTCCTGCTCAGAAGCATACAGGAAGTGGCCGATGCCATCCTCGATCAGCAGCATAGCGGTAAGAACATCTTCTGTAGTGAAGAGGATCGGATTGCCGGATCCCTTGTAGTCCTTGCGTGCCTTAATTGCAGCAACGATAAAGTTCTTAGCCATCTCCTGCTCGTTCTTACCGGGATCAACTGTTGCACGGATGGTGAACAGCGGAACATCGGTTGCGATAGGTCTGATGTGATCCTCGGAGATCTTGTCATCATCAGATGCAAGTCTGCCGTCGCCGATAAGGCCTGCTCTTGCGATTTCCTCATCCAGCTGTCCTCTCATCTCGCCCTTGATCCAAGCGATAACATCGAAGTCGACGATATCGATGGTGTCATCGCGATCCATCTTCTGTTTCTTGTAGATGGTCTGAGGATCAGTGGTTCTCTTCAGAAGGCTGAAGACCTGCTCTTTCTTAGTATGGCCCTTCAGGTAACCTCTAGCTCTCGCCTGCTCGCCGGTAAGGTCTGCAAACTGGCTCTTGATCCTGGAGAAAGGAAGGTGATGAGCACCGTTCAGGAATACGGATACCCAACCTGTGTCTCTCTTAATCCATTCCGGAGGAGTGTTCAGAGACTTATACTCCGGGAAGAGCATGTCGGGATCACGGAAACCATAAGTCTGGTTTGCGGTCTCGCTGGAAGGGCCGGTCATGCCGTCCATCGGAACTGTCATAGCGTGAGAGAGTTCACCGTTCTCGATCATGTCGTTAACGGCCTGTCTGTAGGATCCAGCCTTCTTAGCTGCAGAATGAATGAGATCCATGTTCACCGGGGCCGCACCAGTGTAGACACCCTTGCTTGCGTCATCAAATGCATTGTGCTTCATATTGTTTCCTCCTTCGGAATCGTCTTCATCTTCTTCGTCTTCTTCGTCAGCACCAGCGCCCTCTGCTGCCATGCCAACCAGCGCGTAAAGTGCTTCCTTCTGCTCATCGTTCATAGTGTCGATGATCTCGCCAATAGTCTTCTCAGACTTCTTTTCGTTATCAGCCACGGGCTTTTCCTCCTTTTCTTCTTCGGCATGGCACAGTTCGATTGGCTCACCTGAATAGATTTCAGCCGAATATAAACCATCTTCATCGCCGTGAGTGAGGACCTCCTCGATGTAAGCACCCGGGTTAGCTCCTGCGAGTACGAGGCTTACTTCACGAATCATGCCGTGTAATACATCAGCACCAACCTGCTTAAGCTGGTTAGCATAAATGGACAGAGAGACTACGTCACCGTGTTCGACGCATTCCTTACCATCCTTACCTTTCTGAGTGCTGTTAAACGCACAATGGGCAAGAACGCCATCCGGGACATTCTGCAAATCCGCGTACCCAATGACATTGGACACGTCGTTATGCTGGTGATTCCACACAAGAGGTACTCTCGTGCCGTCACAGTCCTTAAAAGCGTTCCTTCTAATTACTCGTCCGTCAGAGCACTGCAGATCATTACGTGTGGCGTATCCCACAAAATCGTATTTTCCTGCCATTTTGACGTTCTCCTTTATTCAGTTTTAAGTAGACACAGGTTTGTCTAAATTAGCGTTTATTACCGCAGCGCCTAATGGATCAAGGGCTGTTCCGCCAGTCGTTGTAGCAGTCCCGGGAGCTCCCATAAGCATCTCGCCATGCTGACCCATCTCGTCTGGAGACTGATTAAGGTTAGCGTTAACGAGCATGTCAGCCTTAGGATCATCGGAAGGCTTCCATCCAATGACCGATCTGATCTCATTCGAAGACGCAATCTCGTTACGAGTGAACTTGTCCGCAAGCTCTGCAAGATCCTTAATCGGAATGAGTTTGAACGCATCACGATAGAATCTGATTGCTTGTCCCTGAGTTCTGGCTGTCGGAGTCAGGAACTTACGCTGCATTTCAAGCGTAAACGCAGAAAGAACAGGCTCGATCGTATTGTTGTAATAGTTGATCATAGTCTGTTCATCAGCAGTTCCATTAAGGATCGTCTCTGTAATGCCCAACTGTGAGTAGAGCATGGTTGTCAGATCCTTGACTTCGGTCCATATGTTGTTTTCGATTGATCGGTTGAGCTGGGTGACCTTTTCGGTACCGTCTGTGTAAGCGATACCATACTTAGATCCGGCAAGCTGCATTTCAATGTCCTTTCGGCGCATCTCAGCTTGCTGTCGACGTGCGGCAGTTTTGATTACGTAAGGAAGCTGAATGATCAAATCCAGTTTTCCAGATGACGATTGCTCATCCACGTAATCAAGAAGATTTAGTTTTCTGATGAGTCGCTGAAGTGTGCTGTTCGGTTCATTCATTACTGAATAGAACGGATTCTCCACAATGGCGGCAGCTTCTTTCGGCCAGATAAGGTCCTGCTGCTGGCCAGTGTCTTCGTTGTACACTCTGACTCGTATATGATGCGGAAACCATTCGACAATCTTACCGGTGCGGAGAGTCTCCACGTCGTAAGAGCCGGTTACCCACGGATTACCATTTACGGTAACCACCGGGATTAGAGCAACTACGCCCTCGTCGAACATTGAATGAACAGCATCCTGGATGAATGCTCTTCCGGTTTGATCGAGGTTGGCACTAAGTGTGAGGCAGTTGTTAAGTCTCGACCTCATGACGTCTTTGTATCTACCATTTTGATCGAGTTTAACGTGCTCCATCGTTACCGCCGCGCAATCAACCGCAATGCGATTAAAGACGTTAGTTACTATGGATCTTTCGTTTCCGCTGCGTATCCTGTAACGATCCGGCCTATAGGTGTAAGATCGCCCGTAGTCCTGGGTCGTGGGATCTCTTGGATTTCTGAAGGCATTCCAGGCATTCTGGAGCCTTTGAGTTATTGTTGGCATAAGCGGTTACCTCCTTAATAGTAGCGATACTGTACTAATTTAACTTGAGGACCGGTACGCGTTTGGTTCCAATCGTAAAGTAAATTAGGCTTCTTACGCTCATTAGAGACTACATATTTTTTGCCAACATACTGAACGTTATAACTTCCTGACCACCTAGAAGTATTAACGTACGAGTTTGTATACCTTGTTTTGCTACGAGTATTGACTACATAGCCAGCTTTCTCAGCTTTTTTAATGAGCTTATTCGTATACTTTTGTAGCGCTTCGGCCGATTTTGGCGCATTCTTGCCTTTGGCGCGCTTCTTATCTCTTCCGAACCAGGCGTTGTCGGCATATGCGGATTCATAACTTTTTCCGACTTGCTTAGCGTATCCTTTATCAAGCGTATTTAAAGCTCTAGAATAACCTCGAGCCGTTCCTTTAGCGGCTTGCTCATCAGCTTTAGCAAGATACTTACCTTCACCGTTATATCCTCCGCTTTTATATCGCAAAGCTTTTTCCCTGTTTTTCCACAGCTGGGCTTCTTCCTTATAAACATCCTTGGAAGAATCAGGCAAATAGTCTGATTTGGAAGCTCTTTTCTCGGCCTTTGAATATTTGGAATATCTGTTAGCCATTTCATGATCAGTTAAGCCTCGAATTTTTGCAGCCTTAGAATAATACTTTCCAGCTTTTAGTATTTGACCTTTAGAAAAAGCCTTATCGCCTTTTACTTCCATGTTTAAGCGCTTGCGATTTCCCAGTGGCGTTAATCGACCATTCTCGTCTCTGTATCTTCTAACGCCCCATTTCTGTCCTTTGACGCCGTGATGATACAGTTCCCTCTGCTCTGAGGGTCTCCAGAAATCACTCACGATTACCCCCTCACATAGTTAGCAGCGTACATAGCTCTAGAGTTAGCTCGGACCTGTCTAATCAACTCTTTACCAATTTCCTGGTTTTCCTTGGTCATCGATATGCCAGCCTTCTTATACTCTTTAGACATCTGGTCATACCACTTCTTACCTTTGGCAGCAATCTTATTAGCTTTGAACTGCTCTTTAGACGCTTTCCTAAAAGCCTTTCTAGCGCTTCTTTCGGAAGCTAAGAACGAGTTAGATTTGCGCTCTGCTTTATCAAACTTGCGATCTGCTCTAGCCTGACGTTTTTCGTACTTGGCGTTAAGCTTCTTAAGTTTTTTAGTGGCTTTAGCGTCTAATTTAGCCCTTTCTTGATTCGCCTTGTATCCGTAAGAAACCCCTTTTTTGTCAAAAGCTTGTGAAGAACCGTCCGGTTTTTTCATAGTTATTCCCGTACCGTTCTTAAGGGCCTTTGCGTTTTGAGCCTCGTACTTTCTAATCTTCCGCACGCCCCACTTCATGCCGATAACGCCGTAGTGATACAGCTCATGCTTTTGGGATGGTAACCATACGGCTTTGTATGCTCTGTTTGGCGAACCATTTCTCCATCTGTTGTAAGCCATTAATCAAACGCATCCTTATTAAGTTTGTAAGCAACGAAAGCGTCCATCATCGCAGAGACGTTATCGATCTTCTGTTCACGATGCATTTTAAGAAGCTTTCTGTTGCCGTTGGTGTCTTCTATCGTTACACAGTTGGCCATGGCGAATTCCATAAGTTCTTCGTCAAACAAAAGAAGCCGCTCCCCAGCAAGTTTCTTCAACTCACCCAGAGGAACGGATTCTGTCCTGGCGCCCTGTATAACTTTCACAATACCGAAGGGACCGTTTTCCATCTCCCATCGGTTAACAAACTCTTTAGCGTTGTATGGATCGTAACCGAAGCATCTGACGTCGTACTTGTGCTCTTCGATGTAAGAGTCAAGATCGTCATACACTTCCATAAGATCCAGGACAGCGCCTTCGAGTACTACCAGACTTCCTTCTGCGATGAACGAGTCGTACTTGATCCGCATCGCCAAAGGAAGGTTGTGATAGGTCAGGTCAGAAATGTAGCTTCGTGTCTTGATGCCATACTGACCCGTAGGAAGAGGAAACATGAACGTGAATGCACAGAAGTCGTCGCCTTGTGAAAGGTCTGCTCCCATAGCGCACGGCATCTCCCAGAAATCTCGTCTGCGCTTATGCCGTTTGGTTTCCTCGTAGGAGAAGAAGTAAGTGAATCCCTCCATGGGAAGGCCAAACCTCTTCGCCAATATATCGTTACGTGCTGCCGGTGCGTTCTCGGCTCTTTCCACCTCGGTCTGGTAAGTCTCATAAGAAACTGTAATGCCGAGGTTAGGATTAGCCTTAACCCACATGTTGGGATCAGCAACTTCCGTAACGTCGTCAAGCTTATACCACCAGATTGAGACATGATCGTTGACGTAATCGCCCTTAAGGATCTTCATAAGTTCCATTTTGATGGTATCGCCGCATCCGTTACGGACTGTTCCCTCGGAGCTTGTAGCAATGATCAGCCAGTCGTCAATCTTGGCTGCGCCCTGCTCAATAGCGCCCACAGGGTCTTCTCTGATGTCGCCAGAAAGCCATTCATCAACCGTGTTCATCTTGGATCTCATTCCTTGGAGCTTGTCTATCCTCATGGGTCTGATCTCAAGCAGCGAACCTGTTATGAAGTTCTCAATCCCCTTCTTGGTTGAAGCCAGCTTTACTCGATTGGCTTTAGAACCGGTCGTGTTCTGGAGAGAGCCATCGGTTAAGAACATGAAGTAGGGGCCTTTAGCTCTTGTTATGGCTGTTCGAATTGGCGACAGAATCTCATCGGCTTGCTTCATGGTTGGAGCAGTCGTGATCTGATATGTTGTAGATGTGTCTACAGTAAGCGCATAGGCTTGGTGACATGAGGCATATAAGGACTTGGAGGCCCCTCGACCAACTATTAGAAACTGCTTGTTGCGCAGCCGTCTCTTGATGCGTTTCTTAACATACCGTCCCCTGGTTCCGTGAACTCCAGGAGTCCAAATGCGCTTTTCTACAAAGTAATACCATCCCCAAACGTCTTCGCCCCAAAGCTTAAACGAATCAAGGAGATGTAAGTCAGAGCCGTCAGTAAGAGTGAGTTCGTTTTCGCAGAATTCAATCCAGCCCTCTACGGCTTTGTCATCGTAATAGTAATCAGGGTTCTTGATCATTGCGTCGATGCGGTTCATCTGCATCTCGATCTCTCTGCATACGGGAATTTCTCCTCGTAAAACCCTGTCTCTGAAAATGCCGTAGTACTTAGGCGTTGCTGTGTTTGATAGCATTGTTACTTACCGAAAACCTTCTTACGCTTCTTATCTACTTCCTTCTGGCGAGCTGACTCAGCCTGAGTATCCGCCACGGTCTTACGGGTATCAGTTACGATCTTGCTTGGTTCTGAGGGTTTGGCTGAATACTTCTTCACACTGGAATTACCGAAGTTCAGATCTGCTTGCTGCCTATATGTTGTGCCAGCCTGGCCAGTTTTAGCTCCTGAAATGGTGCGTCCGTTAGAAGCTGGCTTAGACGAAGTTGCGGGCTTATCGACGGTTTCTCTAATGCCGTACGTAGCCCTGACGTTTGCCATTCTGATGTCGTAGAATTCATCTACAGTCTTCTTCCCTGAATCTGTAGATGCGCTAGACGGCTTTGTATCTTTCATAGTCAGCAGTAACTGATTTGTTCTCTGCTCTGGAGACTTTGAAGTTTCAGCCTTACTCGAATTAGAAGACGGCTTATCTTCCCACCATTCTCCATCCTTAGGAGCATTGGCTTCTTTCTGATACTGTTTCCACGCTTCCTTTGCTTGTTTCTTAGCTTCTTTAGCCTGTCTTCGCTGGAAGTCCTTAAAGTTCTGCTCGGCTGTCCATCTGTCACGATCAGCCTGTTCTTTAGCGGCTTTCTCTTTAGCGGCTTTCTTATCCTGATCAACGAAGTCTTGGTCGATGTTATCGTCTTTACCTTGTCTAAGTTTCTTATTAGCAAGGATGTTCATAGCAGACTGATACTCTTGAGGCGTAAGCTTATACTTATCCATTCCTCTATTCAGTTCGGTGATGTTTTCGATGTTAGTAATGAACTTATTCTTCTCGGCAGTAGCCTTCTCCTTAGCGGCTTCTTTCTCTTTCTTATGAAGAGCGTCGTCAAGCTTAGTAAAGTTCTCCTTAGCAGTAGCGATCGTATTAGCATAGCCGCCGACTTTCTGTACGATAGCCATACCCTTATCGATCTTGTCCCAGACAGTCTTCTGGTTGGCGGCTACCATGTCAGCGACTTTCTTCTCATTTTGAAGTCTTGCGAAAGCTCGATTGTATTCTTCGTTAGTGAGCTTGCCTTTGAACTTAGCAAGGTCTTCAATGGAGCCAGACTCGACAGCTTTCTTCTTCTCGGCCTCAAAGTCGGCCTTAGCTTTACGAGTCGCCTGAGCTTTCTTAAGAGCAGCAACTCTTTTCTGTTTTGTCTTATGAGCTTTGTAACGCTCTATGATGTTGCCAGATGACGGGCGTTGCTTGACTTTCGTAGCGGCACCGACTTCCTTACCGCCTTTGACATGTTCGCCCTTCTGGTAAGGCTGGAACCGTCTGATACCCCACTTCATGCCTTTGATGCCGAAATGCATTAGATCTTCAGGGGTGTAGTCTAACGCAAAAGTCAAGCTATCCTGATCATCAGATTGCTGAAAGGATAACCCCATCTTCTTGGCATACTCTCTGATTTCCTGAACTTTTCTTTTACCGGCCTCTGCTCTTCTCTTGGCTTCGGCGCTGGCACTACGAATTACAAGGGTATGGAAAATGGTGCTTCGATCGTTACTTCGACCGTTTCTTTCCATAGCAGAAGCAAGCCTGTCTAAATGCTCAGCCGCAAGTTCATTCTTCTGGATTTCCCGCTCTTCTTCGGAAATCTCTACGGATCCTCCGCCCATGCCGGTGGTTGCGGCTCCTGTTGAACTTCCAAAGCTCTTATGCTGGTGCCATTTCATCCCCTTTACGCCGTAATGGTAAAGTTCGTCAGAATACTGTTGACTATGCTGAGCGGTCATGTATTTGTTACGATCTAGAAGATACTGTTCATACTCAGAGTCTCTACGCTTCTTATCGTTGTTGTACTCCCATTCTTCATTCTGTATTGCCTCGAGAAAATCTAATTCATACTGATCCTCAACTACGGCAGTTCTAAGTTTCTTCTGATCGTCATTCGTAAGAACAACCCCGTTCTTTCTCGTTCCAAGTTTATCTTCAAAAGCTTGTAAATCTTTTGCCCCTTTTATTGGATCCTTGGCCAAAGTAGCTTTTATACCAAGAAGTTCTTCATGCTCTTTGTCATTAAGTTTAAGGCCGCGGGATTTAGACAAGTAATCTGCTCTGTCTAGCGCATCTTCTTTACCCAAGTCTTTAGTAAAGGTACTGCCGCCATACTTACTCATTGCGTCCGGTCCATTATCTCGATAATCCATCTCGATAAGTTCCTGCATTTCAGGATCTGTTATGCCGTGTTTCTTACTGTAATCCTGGGCTGCTTTCTTTGCGGCTTTTCCGTCCCAGCCTTGGTTAGCTCCAGATGCACTAGCGCGCTTTTTACCGGCCGCTGTTCTACTACCGTCTTTATTCTGAAACCGACGAATTCCCCACTTCATGCCTTTGATGCCGAAGTGGTAAAGTTCATCCTCCCTGGGAGTAATCAGTAAATAAGTTCCCATTACAAACCCTCCCATCCTGGATCGACTACGTAACTAATGCGGCTTTCAAGTTGAGCAATGTCCTCTTTAAGCTGTGTAACTAAAAAAGAGTTCGCCGGAGGATCGAATCCCAAGCGAACTTTCTTCTGTACGTAGTCTGGTATGATTGTTAAAAGAAAAGGATTGTCTGTAAAGTCGGACCAGGTCTGAGAATCGTCTTCGACCCGATACGGCGTTGCAGTACAACCCAGTTGAAACAATGTAAAGAGAGCACTGTTGATCTGTTCGAGGAGCTGTCCGTCATAGATGGTGGCCTCTTGTGGAACCATGCAATAGTCTTTGATCGATTCGAGAATACTATCTCTTAAAGCCATAATCTACTCCTGTCTTTTATATACATATGCTACATCGTCATACATATCGTATTGTTTAGCTCGTTTAAATCCGGATTTTTTAGCCAGCTTCTGTGAAGCCTTGTTGTCTGTGACTGCATACCATCGCAGTTCTTTATACTCCGGATGCTTATCAAGCCATGACTTACCCTCATCGACTAATTTTTTGCTAACGTAAGTCCCTCGATGTTCTTTCGTTATAGCGATGGCAATGTTTATGTATCGTTCCCTATCATGCCAAGACTGGCTATCCTGCCCAATAATGAAGCCCATTGCATCCCCGTGCTTATCTCTTAAAGATGTAGCAAATCGGTCTGTTGCTTCCTTCCATTGTTTTTTGTTACCCGGCTTCTTGTATTCTTTAGCCAAAATCGAGTAAAACTTAGTATCGTGATCTTCGCATTGTTTGCCTTCTTTACTTTGATACCAAGTATCGCTATAGGAATGGCCTTCATATTGGTCTCTTTCTTTTTGACTAAGTTTTGACATTACATGGTAATAATCGCCGTAAGTCATCTTGTTCTTACGGACTCCCCACTTCATGCCCTTTACACCGTAATGGCATAGCCAGCGATTGTAAGCCATGGTCATTTCCTCCAAGGACATGTGTCGAATGGCGTTCGCTCTACAACAGTTGCTCGTCTGTCTTCTGCGTAGCCATAGTGAATAATTTCATGCGTTCTGTTACTCACTGTAATCAGATTGTCTGGATCCAGGACCAAATCGGACCGCTCCAGAATATCTTCTTTAGTGATTGGTGTGATGTGGTGGACCATCACGATGACTTTCTTCTTGTAAGGGAAGATCTCATGGTCGGGATGAGCCAGATCACAGGAGTTATCGCGTATGATCACCTGCCTTCTGACCTCTCTCCACTCAGGAAACTTGTAGAGCATCTGGTTCAAATATCGGTCGTAGCCAAATGTCTCTCTGCCGATAGATCCGTAACAGCGAAGGTAGTTAAGTCGCCCTTCGAAGTCAGGAATCTGAATCAGCTCAGTATATGTCTTCCTCTTCGTCATCATCTGATGCTCCAGAATATCGTTTGAACGCCGCGATGGCGTTTTCGAACATCTCATCTGACCGCTGTTGCTGCCTCAGGTTCTCTGTCTTAGCTCTTACGAGATCCAGTTCGAGCTTGAGCTTCTCATTCTCGGCTCTAGCCTTGGAAGAAGCCATGCGAATGAACTGAACATACTCCTGACCGGAGGCTGTACCGTTCAACATGCGCTCTTCAACGCGATCTAGGGCCAAAGCAATGAGCTGATTCTCTCGTTCCTCAGGTGTTTGAGCTCGACGCCTGGGCCTTTTGTGAATATCATTGCCAGTAGTCTTGCCTTTCATAAGTGTTTTCCTTTCTTTCTAATACCTCTTAGTCAGTTGTAATGGTGTTTCTAGGCGATGAATGGAGGTACCGTGAGCAAGAAATCCGTAAGAAAGGAGACAGCGAAACTACGGAAGGCCATTACAACTGACTAAGGGGCGTTAGGAGACTTCTCAAAAATATAACCTGCGGGGTAAAATCGAAG